ATGGACACAGCCTCAGTGGCTTGAAACGAACCGCCTGCCTTCCCAGAGAATTCAGTATTAGCATCACCCCCATCAGGACTGACAATAGCTGGACCCGCTTGCAGGTAGTATCCGAGACGGTCTACATTCCCTTCGTAACCAATGTGAAGATCTGTAACGGATCCGCCATAATCTGATCCCGTCCAACCACTGTTGATTTCAGTGTTGACATATGGGCCAGCAATTGCAGGTGTCGCAGAGAAGGCGGACAGTGTGGCAAGTGCAATAATAGATTTCATTTTTAGTTTGTTGTATTGTTGATCGCTACTTTGTTTTCGTGTACTTGATGCCACGATAGCAGTAAGTGACAGTCATAGTGTTTCTCCTATGATGTAATCCCCGTTCCCTGATTACACGTCATGCGTCAGAGCATCGCTCCGATGAACGGATGCTATCGTAGTAGTCATGTTTAGTGACGTGAACGCCCTCGATAAATGCAGCCACAAGTAGCAGCATGATTGCAAGTATCCAGGGCTCTGTGAATCTTCTTACCATAGTATGTCATAGGCAAACCCATCAGTCATAGATACCATTAGCAGTGTTTGCATGATGCCTATTAAAACTGATAGGAAGCCAGCTAGCATTAAGCCTATGCCTAATGCTCTTAGGTTATCCATCTACCAAGTTGTAGTAGATAGTGTACCAGGGGCACAGGTATCTTGTTTAGGTGATAGTTCAGTGTCTGTTTGACCATCACTTACACCATTGACAGTTACCCTGCCAGCACCGTTTCCACCTGGTACTGTTAGCTCATCATCGTCAGTATAGTTCCTACCTTTCTTAACTACTGTAGCCCCAGTAATTCCACCAGAACCATCTACTGCAATAGTTACTGTAGCTCCTGTACCTGTCCCACCTGTCGGTGTTACAGTACCTGCTGAATAACTGGCGCCAGCAGTGAAATTATCATAAGCAGCAATTTCTCCAGTAGTGTATGGGTGTTTATAGATAGGAGCGTTAGCATCATTTGTTACATACAGTGTAGTGCATGATTGATTCTTAGGATCATATCCAACTACACTATTTCCATCCCCTCTTGCCATAATTAATCATCCTTAATTTTAAGTGAACGTTTACTTTTCTTTCTATCCTTTACTCGAAAAGCTTTCTTCGGACCAGATGCAATATCCTTCTCATCTCTTACTTTCTTACCACTTTTTGTTCGGGACAATGCTTTCTGTAGTTCTATTCTACGCTTCCTAATCTTTTCTTTTTTCTTATCTTCTTCCGATGGTCCCTTTTTCCGATTCTTCTCGCGTGCTACTTTAGCTGCTGCTACTTTAGCTGCTGCTGCTGCCGCTGCTGCTGTGAAGGCCATAATTAATCCCCTTTAGTTTAATCGTGTTACTTTTACGTCAGCAACGCCGGTTGTGGCCATGCCAATTCGTTCAGCAGTACCATAAGACAAATCAAGATCCCGACCTTCAATGAAAGGTCCACGGTCCGTAATAGTGACAGTCTCGCACGTCTCGTAGCAAACGTTGAGTTTGGTTCCGAACGGGAGGGTTTTGTGTGCTGCTGTTGAGGCGAGTTGGTTATAGCGTGTTCCATTGGCTGTTAAATTTCCATGAAAACCTGGGCCGTACCAGGATGCGGTTAAAATTGTTGCTGTTAGGAGTGGAATCATTGTCAATAGTTTAGGTTGGATCTTTCAAGCTTATCATAGATATCCTGCCTATAAGCAGGATCCTTTTCGTAGCGTGGGTCAGTCATAGCACGTACAACTTCAGCTTGACTACGATATACATCTTGTTTGTTTGATGCAGGTTTACCAGTGAGCAGCTCACCTTCTGAACCTGTGGCATCAAGATAACGATTAGCTAATGCTCGAACTGCAAAGAAACAAGAGTAGGGATCTGCCCTACCTAGTACTTCATCGAACATATTAATTTCTTGCTCTTGTAAATTACTCTTAGCCCATTCGATCATGCTGTTGTATTCTTTATCACCACCTACTACAGCTTTTAGTTGTACACTTTGCTCTTCAGTAAGCTCAGCAACAGGTTGGCTGTTCTCTGATCTATAATCTAAATACATTGCAGCTATATCAGTTGGTGACATACCTTCCAATTCTTTCATAGTTTCATCAGAGACATTTTCATTATTACTTGCTTCATCCCAAAGTTTATCTAAGAAAGCTGTGTCAACTTCTTTCGTTTCCTCTTCTTCCTCCTCTTTAGGTTCAGTGGTGTCCGCCTCAGCTTCAGGCTCACCTCTTGATGGATCACCAAGTTTCTTTTGTAGTTCAATGTAAGCACTCTCTAGATCTTCAGCATCTTTAAACTTACCAGCTAGTAGCTGTTGTTGCTGCTCCTCTAGAGCTTCACCTACCTTAATACTTTCCTGCTCCTCTTCAGAGAATTCTCCTTCCGGTGTTTCGGTAGGATCATACGTTAGTGTTGCCATTTTGGGTGATTACTCTTAGGTTACCGAGCCCCACAGTTTCTACAACGATTTGTGAACCAATCTTAGGTTCACCTACCTTCATACGTGGAGCGTACTTCATTTTGCCAGGAGTTTCCTTGGCTTCAAACAGTTCCTTATCTTCTTTAGTTAGAGGAGGTGAAACTGCTTTTGTTTTCTTAGCCCGCTGGGGCCTGCTCGCTTTCATTGGCTGCATTTAGCATCATCTCTTGTTGTTTTTGTTCAACAGCTGCCATTGCTGGTGCTTGTTCTTGTGCAGTCATAGCCATCTGTTGTTGCATCTGTTGCTGTTGCTGTCCTTGGATCTCTTGCATACTCTTCACTAGGTTAAGTACGTCGATACCTTGTGCAGCAGCTAGACGTTTGACAACTTCTTCTGCATTGATAAACTGACCGATAGCTTCTGGTCCCATTGTTTGTGCAATGGTAGTAAGGAATTGACCAAGACTTTCACGGTCCTGACCACGACCTAAGGCATTAACACCTGCTACAATAGTAGGTTTAACTGTGTTCTTAGGTATCCTAGGTATCTTACCAGCCTTTTGAAAGACTGAAAGCTTACGGTTTAGATAAGGTACTAGGAAGTCAACAGTAAGTAGACTGAATAGCCCACCAAGTTGTTGCTCTAGTTCCATCTGTGTCATCCTTACCTCTTCAGCAGTCGTACGTTCCGACTGTCTAACAGAAAGGATAAGGAATGCTTCACTCAACCTACGTTCAAGTTGTTGAACCATTTCATATGCTGTTCTAAAGTCAGCTGTCTTGCCAACCTGAACAACACCTATATCATCAGGTCTTCCCTGAACGATTGCACCGTTCCCAGCTGCCGCTAGAGTGGCTGGTTTAGTGGTGCTTGATGGTGATACTACAAAGACTACTTTAGCAGCTGCTGCAGAGCCTTCTACGAGGGCCTGAGAGAGTGCTTCAAGTGACTTGAGATCTCCGATAAACTCTTCACAACGTCCCCGCCCGTAGGCTTCACCGTCGACAGTATTAAACCTCAGTGCTATCCATGGATTAGCATCTAAGGGAGCTTTACTTCTACTGTTAGGGATGATCTTATCAAACACCTCTTGGTGCCAGACCATCCTATTGTTCTCACGTTTTATGTGGGTATAAACATCGCACTCATCTTTATCACCGTGGTGATCCGCCCCTGGTGAGTTGGGCTGCGATTCAGTGGAGTTATAATCTCCCAATAATTTTTTGTTAATTTTTTCCTTGGTGACGATTTCAATTACATTACCATTGCCATCTCTTTCTATAGCATAGCGGTTAAGCGGATATAATTTCAACCCTTCCTTACCCATAAAGACTAGTACATTACCAGCAACAACTAAATGTTTTAATGCTTGGTGTACTACGACACGGTCATCAGATGCAGCGATTGAATCCATAATGGTTCGTTCAATCTTTGCAAATGCTAGGTCCATCTCAGATCTAAAGCCTGGTGGCAGTTGACCTAAATTAGAATCATCTACTTGTAGTTTAAAGAAGCTGGTCTGTGGAGGTAGAAGAGCTAACATTAATTTTGATGCTAGAGTCACAACTCCTTTAGAACCAACGCTTTGCCAAGGTGTAGATAATACTCTCATACCTTTCTGACTGTCATCCTGTCTTATCAAGTAAGGAAGGGTTAATCTTGCCGCTTCCTCTGCTGAATCTAGAAACTGGGTTCGGTCACTTACTAAATCATCATACCTTGATTTTGCTGTCATTGTTATGGGTTAATACTTTTATTAATGAGCATGTTTTTTCTTTTTAGATCTGAAGTGCTACCAGTTTTACCAGCATTTGGATCCGTCGCAGATTTGACACCCATAGCATTAGTACCAACACCACTAGCATCGGCAGTATAATGTGGGTCAAACTTCTCCTCTTTATACTTCTCTGCCATATCCATTTCCCATTGACCCTGAGCACCTTCTGGTAGGAACATACCACTTTGTCTTGCAAGATCTGGTAGATCATCTAGGTTATATAGACCTGAATCTCTTGCAGCCATGTATGCCTTTCGACCTAGGTTACCATGTATCCCTTGGAATCTACCTAGTGGGTTACCTGGGTTGACATATCCAGTGTCTGGATTACCCATACCAGGCGTTCCCCGCATGTGATGTTCACGTAGTCTCCAACCTATTGAAGCGTTGTTATGCCGTTCTTGTTGCTGTAGTGCAACCTTGACCTGTCTTGGGCTGTAGTGCTTTACTGCATCCAACCAACTTCGCTTCCCGAACCCACCGTGTGGACCACGGAAAGCGTCCATAAAATTTGTGTAAGCCATTAATCGTTCTCCTTCCTCCAGGATTTACTTTTTACGTTTTCCCCATTCGATTAGTGGGTCACCATACTTGGTTTCAAACTCTTCTTTTGTTGGTAGTTTACCATCAAACCAATCATATACAAATTTGATCCTCTTTAAGTCACCTTCACCATCAAAATTATTTATACCACTCATTGCCATCCATGATTGGATGTCCTTTTTATCCTTGGATCCAATGATGTCTTCAAAGTCATCTTCAAATTCCTCATCATAATTTCCAAAGTCACTGCCACTTTGAACATCACTAGCTGTGGTAATCTCGCTACGTAGTCCTTTGCCTGAGAGAGTAGTACGTTGTGCCCATATACTATCTGCTCTAGCTTGGTTTTCATGTAAGGTCTTATTGAAATCATCTTGAGCATCTCGTACATTCTTGGCTGCAACTTCATCTAAATGCTTTTGATAGTCACCTAATGTATCGACGTTACCGGGATAATCAGATTCATCTGCACCAACTTTGTAACTATCACCACGTTGCCAGTAAGCATCCCAACCTTCTCGTACACCAACACCTTCACGTACATGTCCTCTACTACTATACTTCAGCATTGAGTGAGGCATCGCAGGTCCAGATGGTGTTCTATATAGTGATGGTAATGACTTATCTACATTCTCATAGTACTCAGATACATCTGCGTACTTTGGACCACCAGTGACACTACGATCTACTGATGGTACATACTCACCATCTTCATATGTTGTTGTATGTTCAGTAGCAAAGATCGTATCGTTTATGTAGGTCTTAACTTCACCAAAAGTTTCAAAGGTAGCATCTTTAATGTCACCCCAACTGCCTTGTGCAAAAACAGTTTGGTATATCTCATCATTTGCAAACGAGTCATACATTATATCATTATAATAATCAGTCAGGTCACCTTGTGTATCTGGATCTAAGTCACTGTACCAATCGATAACTCCTTGTCCTGGCTTAGACATTATCCTCCTTGAGTCTTGTTCGTATCCACTCCACTACTGATCGTTGTCCTGATCTATACATAACTGTGCTTAGATCATCAGTAGGTTGTGGGTTAATGGGTGGGAAAATCTCCTCTAACTCAAGGAGTATTCTGTCATTCACTTGAGGGCCAACGATAGCCTCAAGCATATTGGGGGAGATTGACATTGCTATGTTCAAAGAAGGCTGGCATCCTTGCTCGTTGTGTGTCAGCAAGCTCTGGAGCTTTGCCTTCATACATTAAACGATCGCTTGAATCCAGCCAGAATTTTTTGTCTAAATATTTATCGTAGGTATTTGTACCTAGAGGTTCCATAATCCAATTAATGGTGGCCTTCCTAAGCTTATCCAAACTTGGACTAGGAGATAGGCCCATATCTCTACATACAAGACTGTTCGATGCCACATGAATCTGTTCGTCCCTTGAGATGTCCGCAGATACTGTTCTTAACCCAGCATCACCACAAAACCTAAAGAATGGTAACAGAACGAAGAATATCGCACGTTCGGCCACCAATGCCTTGAGGATTGTGTGATCTGGATGGCTCTCCCAAGCGTCTCGGAGTCTAAGAGCTTCGGCTTCAGCTTTTTCGTTAGTTCCCAATGCATTGGCAATGTAACCCAAAGCCAAATCATGGTTCTCTTCATCGGTAACGTTCGATTCCAAGAGTTCTTGGGCAAGTGATGGTACCTCACCCTTAAGACCTTCGGAAATGAATTCACCAACCGGTAACTCCATATGACGTATCGCGAGAGCGCGGTAGATGGTTTCTTCACTGCCCTCCTTTAATTTTCCTGCTGTTGTTTGTACTGGCGACCACTTTCTTTTGCGGTCTAATAGTTGTTGATAGGGATGTTTTCTCATCATTCTTGACAATTGCAATCTGGTTGTTTGTTGTTTAAAATGTCTGCCAAGTAATCTTCAACTGAGGATTCATCCAATGCCGCATAGACATTGCTCTTATCCTGTGTATCACCCATTACCTGTAGACTATAGTAAAGGGAGGTCTGGGGCGAAGCCAGCCACTCCTCAACGAACGCATTGTCGTAGGTTACAACATCACTCCAAGAGTTGAAGCTGTATCCATGAAGAAGTCCCGTGTTATTTAACATTATCATTATATTATCTGCTACCTTCTTGTAAGCATCCCAGCCTACTTCACTAGCTATCTCTACGTCACCATAGTCATAGCTCTCGACGCCAAAGGTGCCGCTATCTCTATCCACCTTCCTTGAAATAGGAGGTGCGATTTCAGGTGTGGCTGTATAGCCGTCCTT